CCCAGGCCACGTCGCTCGCCTCTTTGATGTGCTTACCGAACTCGGTATAGTCAATCGCCATACCATCCTCGGTATACGGGATGTTGCGTTCCAATTCCCGCGACAGGCGGGCGACCGTGCGCTGCGGGAGTTTGCTATCGAGACGCTCCTGAATATAGTGCCGCGCCTCAGTCAGCAGGCGCGCCTGCCGCTCTGCCTTCAGCGCCTCCTCAAGTTCCGTTCGCACATTGACATGTGCCTGATTGGTTTCCTCCAGACGGGCAAGCCGCTCCTGGAGTGCTGTCAACTCTTCTGGTTTCACTTTGCCCCTCCGGACTTTTTCAGTTGGCTTATCTTGACGCGACTCCATCAGACGCGCCACTCTTCCGCCCGCGCCTGCACGCGTGACGAAATCCACACTATCGGCCCTGATCAACTGCTCAATAATGCGCCCCTTGCGCCCATCCACCTCGCCAGTGCGGTATGCGCCGTGTGCACGGATGGATACGTCCAGATCCTCGCCAATAGCCGCAATGAGCGGACGATGATTGTTGTAGTATTCGATATCGGCATATAATCCATCATCCATCCATATCGCGTCACTCGCTAGTTTGCCTGCCAGATCGCGGATGTCGCGTTCGGGCCGTTCGGCCTCCTCGGTTTTGGTTGGATGATTGAGGTACAGTTGAGTGCCAGCGGTAAAAACGTTCGGGCCGTCGCGGCGCAATACCTCTGCCGGATAATAGCCCATAGCGCCCCAGCCAGGCGTGATGATGCGAATGAGGGCGCGCCCGTTGCGCTCCTGTTCGCGCAGTTTCGTTTCTGCCAGAAACGACGCTTCTTCCATTTCATCGTCTTTGTACGCCTCATCGGGTTCCATCTCGTCTATCATCTCTTGCAGCATCTTCATGGCGTCCATAACACGCTGCATATTGCGCTTGTTGAGCTTGCGCCCCGCCTCCTGGATAGCGTTTTCCAGAGACGCGGCGGCCTCTTCTGCCTCAGCGAACTGATGATCATCGCACGTCATATCGTCCGACGTCTCGAAATCAAAGCGCGTGCAGATGCCATCCCGGCGAAACTCGCAATTGCCGCACGTCCCCGGCCCATCAGCGGCGCGATAATTCGGTGCGTCTGCTTGCGCTTCGGTTGTCGTGCTTTTCTCTTCTGTGTCCATTTGTTTCGTTATCCTCTCCGACCATCGCCGCCCAGCATCGCCGCCCCACAAATCCCAGGCAATGCGCCACGTCGTTGGCTCGCCATCTTCCAGGTCGTAATGCTCGCTACGATTGGAACCGTGACGGGCAAAGAACGAAACCATCCGCTGGATAGTGTCTGCTGAGATGTTGCGCCCATTTGCCAGGTCACGCGCCCGCGCAATCCCGACATCAGTGCCGCCGCGCCCGTACTCGTCGCGCCAGTCCAGCGCCCGCTGAGCGGCGTCCCGGACGCCTTGCGGCGGCGTGTAACTTTCGGCCTCTTGCGACGTGACGTTGATGTCGAGCGCGGTTTTCTGATCATCAGCAGCAGCGCGGCTGTCGTGCCTGCCCACGACTTCGCCGTCGTCTTTCACAACGCACCACTCATCATCGCACTGGCGGACGGTATAAGGCATTACTGGATGTGCCACACCGAAATTTCAGCACCCGCGCTACCTGCTGCCGATGCAACGCTACTCACGGCGTAGCCGAAGAACACACCGTCGGTATTGAGATTGAGCGCGCTGCTTTCAGTGGCGCTCTGCGTACTGTCGTAATAGATAGCGTCGCCTGCTACCACGGTCGTCTGCACACGTCCATCATTCGGGCCGCTAAACGGCACAACGCGCAACGTTGCTACGTAATCGCCAAATAGCACAGTCGTGTCGGTTGCATCGTTCTGCCCGTCGCCCTCGTCGGTAATCGCAACGCCGGTAATGCTGTTCCACTGCACCGGGTCGCCGCTCGAAGGCGTCGCCGGGTGCGTCACCGTCACCGACCGTCCGTAATCGCTCAGGTACTCAGTGATGTTTGTTGCCATTCGTTCCCTCCAGAGAACAAAAAAAGCGGCGCACCCTCCCGAAGGAGAATGCACCGCTTACGTTTCCGCATTCAGTGAATATATAAAACGCCTAAAGGTTTAAGCGTAGACTATTCTCATTATAAGCGTGTGGGTATGTGTTGTCAATACGGGCTAATGCAACCCTCAATCTCTCCATCGCGCCGTTCGCGCCTGGTGAGCAGGGTACGGGGAAGATTGTAACGTCGCTCGATGAGCACCGCCAGCGATATGACTTGCGGGCGGATGCGCTGCTCGGACGTGGGTAGGAGTTGCGCACATTCCACAAGCGGCGGGTGCAGTTTGAGCAGTGCCTCGCGGATCTTCTGCTGATCACTCATCGCGTGCCCTCCTGTGTTGTACAGCGCAGCGACAGCCGGGAAATCTCGGCTCGTGATAGTCGCCCGACGGGAACGCTTGCGCCATCGCTATCCAGCCCACCGCCGCATTCTGCCTACACCCGTCGCTCACCCGATCATCCCCCGTCGTAATCCAGCGATGCTGCATGCGGATGCCCTCCCGCGCAATGCGCTCGGCTGCCTGTCGTTGTGCGGTGCCATATGCGTTCGCTGTCTCGGTCACGGCTACAAGCTCGGCGCGGTTGCGTAGGTGTCGCTGCGGCATTGGCGCGCTGAACTCGGCAAAGCGGGCGCGTATCTGGCGCGCCATCTCGGTATACGATGTGCCCTGCTCCATCCCCTCAACCATCAGCGTACGGATATAGTCTCGCGTCGTATCATTGATCATCGTGACGCGTTGCGCGCCGTAATCGCGTAGGAACTGCACAGCCTCCGGGTTGTCAATATCGAAGGCGATGCGTAGGCCTGCCTCCCGCTGGATGTCTTCATTGCCAACAATCCAGGACGCCCGCGCCGCCGCTTCTATCGGCGCCGTCATGACCTGCTGCGTCAGTTGCACGGTGTCAAGCCAGGCGGTAATCCAGATGTTCTCCGGCACACTCTCTTGGAGTGGCGCCGGAAACGCGTCTCGCAGTTTCCGCAACTCACGCAGAAATGTATTTGATTGACGCTTGAACGCATCGCCCATCGCCCGCGACAGGCGGCGCTCAATCGGACGGAGCCGCCTGTCGCGCTCGTTCGTACCAAGTGCCTCAGTGATGCGATCAACGGTGGTCATCGCCTGTCCCCTCCCGCACCGCTTCTACTATTCGCCGCGCCACCTCTTCCATATCCGGCGGTGTGCCATCTCCAAAGTCGCCGGGCTGCCAGTCGTCGGGGTACATCGCGTCCAGTTCTTTGTCTACATCCTCAACACCGAGCGCAATGAGGAGGAGGCGCGCCACCGTGCGAGCGCTCACCGTCTGCGATTGATACGCCGTGGTGATGGCCTCGACACGCTCTTTCACATCGATGTTAATGATCTCTGGGAAGTCAATCGCAATGCTGCTGTCGTATGGCTCACCCGTCTCTGGATTGATGTTCCAATCCAGGGTAATGGTGTTCTGCCCTGGGTCGGCCTCGTCTGGATCTTGCTTCACATCCGCCATATCTGCCAGCGCGCCCTGTGGCGATGTGACGGCGTTCTTCACAACGTAACCGAGGATATCTTGCAGCACGTTGCGCCACATTTCCTGGCGGTTGCGCATCATCAGTTCAGTCGGCCTGTCCAGGCTCTTTGCTGTGGCGTGGTTGCCGACATCGGCGTCGCCATAAAATACCTCAGGGATGCCTGCTGCTGCTGCAACCATCAGTAGGAAACGGCGACCATCCTCCGGCGCAACCGACAGGCCGCGAATGTTCAGCGGCTCGTAATCGGCATCATTGTTTGCCCGAATGAACGCGCTGCCGGTTGCGGTTGCCGGGTTGGTTTCGCGCCAGTTCTGGCTGCTGATCGTTGAGGCTAATTTGTTTTTGGCCTTCGCAACACCACCCGCGCCGCCGCCCGTCGTCACTTTGACAGCAATGCGGCTCACGGCTTGCGTGTAACTGTGGATACTCTCCAAGAATACCTTGTACGCCCGTGCCCAATCCATCTGGGCATACACCGTTGACAAGCCAAACTGCCACCAGGACATGCCGCCCACCTTAACGTGGTAGATCGGCGCGTCCCATTCGATAGCGATGCCATTGTAGGCATCGGGCTTCTGTCGGGGCGTGTAGCGCCAGTCGGGATAGTACGCAGCGCGGTAGCCGCCTTGCGCACCCGTCTGCGTCCAGCGACGCAGGTAGTACCACGGCTCTTTCGCGTCGTCGGGGTTGCACACGATTTCCTGTATCTCAGCAAGCGGCACACTCCGCACGCGCACGCGCCCAGAGCGTTGGTTTGTAAAGAGCACAAAGAAGAGGTTGCCCGACACTTGCAGATCAACATCTTTTCCCATCATTGCTTGCGTGCGGGTAAGCTCGGCCTGATTGCGCTCATCATCCCAGAACGATTGAATGACGTCGTTGATTTCAGCATTCGGCGCGCTCACCTGCACGCCCTGCCCGAACGTGTAGAATGTTTTGATGTTGATGCCGCGCTGGATAAGCGGGTTTTTGAGGTACATCACCTCAGCAATGTTTGCCGCCCTTTGAATGGATTGACGTGTAAACTGATCGCGACTGCTGAGCAGTTGTTCCCAGTATGAATTCGGGCCGTACAAATCCAATTCAAGTTCGTTAATGTGGCTCTCCAGGAGGGGCGTCAGCGCCTCGAAGTACGCCAGCGCTTCAAGGTACGCGCCCTCATTCGTCGGCTGCTGCGGTTGATACGGCATGCCGTTCGGCAATACAAGCGTGCTCATGTACTCACCATCCTGATATTCCCGGTATGTCATCGGTGTAGTTGATGACATAGCCGACTGGCGGGTGCGCTGTGAGATGGTACGCGCCTATCGCGAGGCTCATCACGCAGTCCTGTACCAAGTTGCGATCATCCCATTGGTATCCCATCAGTTCGCGGCGCTCCTGTTCTGTCCAGTCTGCCTTGAGTGTACCTTGCTCCAGGAGCAATTGCAACGCCTGAATGGCCTGCACCTTGCTTTTGCTACTCGTGACAAACGGCTCAGCAGGCACCGAAAGGTTTTCAATCAGCGGGTCGCCGATGCCGTTGCTTTCAATGACGAGTTTTCCAGGATAGTGGTTCCATGCCTGCTCTATATGCTGCTGTATGACCGGATACGGCAGACGTTCCAGGCGCTCGTGGTAGACGCGCTGAACGGGCTGCACCGACACGTCGAACACGTTGATGACCGTGGCATCCTGCCTACGTCCAACGTCTACACTCAACAGGTACAGACCGCCAGAGTAAAATGGCTGCTCACCTACGGCGCCGTGCGTGGCATTGGCGATGCCCTCTTCGCTGAACACTGCCAACCCGGACATCACGAAATCGCATTCAAACTCCGCCGCCCATTGCTGAGAGGTGTACTTCGGTCGCTCCTCAAGGTACCAAGCGGCCTGATCGTGCGGTACGCCTGCCGCCTGCTCTTCTGGCGTGTAGTAGCGTGGGCAATGGTGCCAGGGATGCACGAAGTAGCGGAAGCCGCTCTGCTGCCCATAGAGTTCGCTAAACAGGTTGCCGCGCCCGTTCGGCGTGCTACCGACCACCAGGCGCCCGCCCTGAGCTAATGCCGGGCTGATGCTCTGGTAGATCTCCTCGTCATACGCAGCATAAGCGAACTCGTCAAGGTAAACGATATTTGCCGCATAGCCGCGGCCTGCTGATGGGTTGGCAGGCAACGAGAGAATGCGCGATCCGTTTGCGAACTCCATTTCGCTCTGGTTCCTCTTGCGAAGTGCAGGCGGATTCCGAAGGTTGTGGTAGGCCACGAAACAATAGCGCAACATATTGACGGCGAGCGCCTGGTTGCGACTCACCAAAAGTACCGTGCTTTGCGCGTCGTGAATAGCGGTGTACAGCGCCTCAATTGCAAATACCTGAGAGAAACCGATCTGGCGCGCCTTGAGGACAAACCGCCGCGGCTCCTCGTAGGCATCCAGGTATGCCGCCTGATAGTCGTATGGCTCGAAAGGTATCAGGCCGCGCACGGGATGCACAAGCATTGCCTCATTGCGCGCCCATTCCAGAGGGGTAGGCACGCTCTCACCCGTCGCCTGTGGTGCGGCGCTGTTCGTTAGCGGCAATAATGGCGCCGATGGTTTCGCCCGGTAGGAGCTTGTGGAGGAGGTCGATTGATTTGGTAACGCTATCAAAGTCATCAGGCTCTACACTTGTCTGATCTAAGAATGAATACAGACGTTCGATGTATTTTTCGACAACACCCATGTACAAGGTTGCGGCCCGCTCTCCCTGCCCAAGCAGGTTGTCAACATCCCACGCGGTTACACGTTCTCGCCAGTTGAATTTTGTGCTATCGTTTGCCCACTGTTGAGTAAACGATTTTGTTTTATTTCGTTTTGTTTCAGGCTGTGTGGACTGATACGCCTTCTCAAGGGTTCGTGTCGGCCCCAGGTTGCGATACGCCAGAAACCGCGCATAGGCCGCGTTGCTCTCATTATCAAGTTGATCCCACGGTTTGCGCGCCACACCTATCTACCCCACCCCATGCTCGATATGCTCATTTACTGCCACCCGCCGCCACATTCCACGCGGCCCCATACGGAACTCAATCACTACCACCAGGCACGCAACCATGCGCGCCAGCGCGAACCCGACACGCGGCGGCAGATAGTGAGCAATCCAGACGGCGACGTGAAACACCCACAAACGTCGGGCGCGGTACTCGATGTTCAATGGTTCGCTCATGGCATATCCGTTGGGCGCATATGCGCGATGAGTGCCTGTATCTCTCGGAGCAGCGTCAACTGCTCATTGACGGCGTACACCGCTCGCAAGTACTCCATACGGCGCTCCACTGGCAGCAGTTCGGCATAGGTAACAAGCCTGTCGATAGCGTGCTCGGGCGTGATGTGCGTAGCCTGTGTCACTCCGCTACTTCTCCTTACGCCACCAGTCCACAACGGCAAGCACAACAACACAGGCAACACAAAGCGCACCAACGCCGAAATAGAACAGTTCGAAACTCACCAACTGAACTCCTCTATTGTATTTGCCAGAATGCGCGCCAGATCGTCACTCAAGTTCCATCTATCCTGGTTTAGTTCCAGGCTGCGCCAAATATTGCCCGTGGCGTGCCGTTCGCCTGCCGCCTTCCAGTCTATAAGCATCTCCAGTATATCGAACAACGACATGCCGCGTATACCCTCCGGGTAGTGCTCTGGATGATGGCTATTGTGCTCATAGTGGTGTTTTAATGCGGTTTGTCGCATCTCATCAAGGATGCGCTTGTAATCCTCGCTGCCATACTCAGTATCGCGCAGCAACGGCGTGAAACGATCAAACATCGACTTCTCTGGCTCCATCAGCTTGGTAACGTCGTGATCGGCAGAGCGGGCGTGCAGGTTCAGTATTGCCTCGCCAAGCAACTCCTGCACGCGCCGAATGTGTGTCAGGGTGTCGGGTGTGCTGTCGTAAGGCTCGGTCATCTCGTTAGCCTCCGCGCATTGTTTCGCCTACACCGAGTGTCTCTTTCAAATGAACAAACGTGTCGAAGGGGGATGTGCCCTTCGCGTTGAATGTATCGAACTGCTGGTCAATGTCACAGGTCATTGCACGTCTATCCTCTGGCAATACGACACCCAAAACGCCTGCACTTTCTGCAGGTCGGTCAGGACAATAGCATAATTCCGGTCTGCGTCGCTACGATCATTCGGTTTGTTATCGGCAATCTTCTGGCGCAGTTCCTCTAGTTCCTTACCGATCTGCATGTGAACGGTTTCTCCTGACATAGTTATCCCCTCTTCACTCCGCTACCACTCCGCTGCTATGGATGTAGTTCGTACTCCCTGACAGACGGCCCCACTGCCCACCGTATGCCTCATCAGTCCAGTCGCACCACTCTGCGATATGCAAGCTGCTGCCGGGCATGAGGATCTGCGCAACGTTCGCGGACGACGGCTCTGGCACCTCAGGCGCGTACCGCACATAGGCTGTGATACCATCAGGCACGACGTACCAATGCGGTGCACGTCGCTCAGGCGGCAACCCATAGACAGCACTGACGAATGCATCCCAGTCGAGCCCCTGCGGGTCGCTCTTGCGGCCGGGGGCAATCTGGCTATGGCGTACGAGTTGGGATTGTGGGATGTTGTACTCGCTGACGAGTTGACGCACGAGCCACACAGCAGCGTCAAGCTGACGCACATCGTACGGCGTCGAGGTGTTGGGGTGCGAGAGTTCAATTCCGATGCTATGGTCGTTGAGGTTGCTCATCTGCACGCCGTCTACAATCCAGGAGGAGGCGCCAGCGTGCCATGCGCGATCTATGTCGTGCACGAACTGCGTGATCCTCCCATCTGGAGAGATGTAGTAGTGCGTAGAGACGGGCGCGGCAGGATCGCCGCCGTGCCGCAGCCACTCATAATCGCTGGGATGGCTTCCGGCGGTAGCGTGCATCACGACCATACGGCGGGAGTTGCCGCCGATGTAGTAGTGCGGCTGCGTCATTTCCACGCGATGAATGAGGTATGTCACTCTACTTCCCCCATCTGTTCCGCTGCTTTTTCGATACGGCGCCACCATTGCGCCCATTCCAGGACGCCGTCAATCCATTTGTAATAGGAAACAAGACCCGCATAGTAGGAATACCCATGCCCGTCGCCGTGCTCCATTGGGACGTGGCCAATATTGCGCGTTGTTCTGGCGTTGCCGCGTGTGCCATACTCGTTCAGGCTGTTCCAATAGGCGAGTGCCCATGCCGGATCAATGCCGTAGTTCACGAGGATCTTGTATGCCTCGCTGGCGTCGGGCGCGAGCGGCGATTGTGCCATCTCCAGGATGGCTGTGAAGCGTTCCAGAGTAATACGCGGCGAGCCATGCATCAGGCGTCTAAATCCTTCCATCCCGGCACACCTGTAGCCATTCTGCCGTGCCGGTACCAGAGTTGGGACACGAGCGCGCCCGCAAATCCCCACGCCGCCTGTATCCAGTCATCGCCTTGCGCATAGGCGAGCAATGCCGCTGCCGCAACGCCGATGAGGAGCGAGAGGAGCGTACTTGTGTGGAGCGCATAACGCGGCTTGTGGAGGAGCGCATAGAGCCAGGCGAGTACCCGGCTGCGAGGACGTTGCGGCGGCGGCGGGAATGTGTTGCGCAGATTGGCGAACAGGATAGACGCCGCCGCGCCCGCTCCGGCCTGCGAGGCAAGATAAGCAAGTGCAGATATCAGTTCAGTCGGCATCGTTTCCATTCGGCGGCCCTAACTCCTGATCGTCATAGCGTGCCAGGCGCTTGCGGTCTTCCTCGTGCCTCGTGCTTTGTTTCTGGATTTCCAGCCAGTGCGCATGAACTTTCTTTCTCAGGCTCTCTACTTCGGTTTGCAATGCCCTGTATTGATGCAACGTTTCGGCATGCTTGGCCTCGCTTTCTTCGAGTGCCAGGAGGTGTGCATCAGCCTGTTGTTTGCACACATTCAGTTGATATTCGAGCTGCAACACCATATGGTGCGCCTCTCGCAGTGCCTTACCTTGTGCTGCAAACTCGTTTTCATTGGCAGCGAGGCGATCACGTAAGTCGGTTTCAATCGCACGCGCTCGCGTCAGTTGCTCTTCAATCGTCGTGTAGAGCATGTCCGACAACTTGAGCGAATTTTCGAGCCGTTCAGACTGTTCGGCCTGATCCTGGGCGAGGAGTTTAATTTTAAAGTCCAGACGCTTTTCGGATTGACGTTGCATCCACTTGACCATGCCACCAATAGTAGCAACGGCCAGCGAGAGCAGTGCAACAAACTCGGCTGGATTGTCCTGGATGAATTGCCACACAAACCCTCGATGAAAAACCTGATACGTCAGTCTGATTATAACATATATTCTTCCTTTTTGGTATCCCTCTCCAACACGCGCCGCACATCCTCCCGCAATCCAAGGCGGGCGCCGCGCCAGTCGTGCGCGTCGTTGAGGCTGGCACACTCAGCGAGGAGCAGCCACAATTGCCTGGTGTGGTGTGGGTTGTAGCGGCGGATGTATGCCGTGTCGGTTTCGATAGCACGGCGCAGTGTTTCGATGGTTGCGGTGTCCATAGGTTACTCCTCTCCAAACATATCCAGTTGTCGCGGCCTGTTCTGCTCCTCGGTATCGCACACGAGCGCGTGTATGCTGTCGCTCTCTAGCGTCCGTAGCACGTCCAGTGCATCGCCGTGGTACAGTTGTGTAATCATTGCGCCTCCATTACCCGCTGCATCAAAAGCGGCGGCACGGCATTACCGATAATCCTGCACGCCAGAGCATTGCGCTCCGGCAGTTCGTACCAGTCAGGGAACGATTGAAAACGCGCCAGCGCACGCGGCGTCATTTTCACGACGCGGCCTTGCGCCAACACCGCCCGCGTCGCGTGTCGAGCACCCGTCTGTGCCTTGACCGCAAACGCAGGCGTGTGACCTATTATGCGCGTGCAGGTTGTGCCATTGGTGTTGGCTTGCCCGTCCAGCAGCACACTCTCACGCACATCCGCAGGCAGGCGCGCCAGTTGCCACGGCGCGAACTCGCTATCCGGCAGTGTGTCTATGATGTCCTGTATCGCCTCATGCCATCCCACCCACGGCCACAGACCGCCGAACATATCATCGCGCCCGCCCTGGCAATGTGTTGCAACAGGCCGCACCACGCGCCCGTCACGGCGTGCCACCAGGATGAGACGGCGGCGCGTCTGCGGCACGCCGTAGTCGGCTGCGTTCAGATGCCACCATTGCACGTCATAGCGCAGCGCACGCAATGCCTGCACAATCAGCGCAAACGACACACTTTCGCGATATCCATAGACCTGCTCCAGACTAAACACAGGCGGCTGCTGTTCCTGGATTGCGCGCACCGTGCCGCGTGCCATCTCGATATCGAGTTCGGTTTCGGTGGCATCGTCTTTAGCAACGCTGAAATTTGGACACGGCGGACTTGCGTGTAGCCAGGCCACACGCGGCAGCGCGCTATAATCCACATCCTGCACAGGCGCTACAATCATCTGTGTGTCAGGCAGGTTGCGCGTGTGCCATGCGGCTATGGCTGCGTCATACTCGACTGCCCACAGCGGCGTATAGCCTGCCTGTAGCGCGCCGATATCAGCACCGCCGCCGCCGCTAAAGAGCGAAGCAAATGTACCCATCATTCAATCCCCTCCACTTGCTGCCTTACATCCCATCTCACATGTCGAGACGGGTCTTGGAGCAGGTGCCAACGCATAGGCATGTATGCGCTGGTAGGGTACACCGGGATAATGTAAACCTCCGGCAGATATGCATAAATACACGGCACAAATTTTCCATAGAGCGGCGTCTTTGATATGCTGCATTGCGGCTCACTCCAGACAATCGCCGTTGGTAAATAGCCATAATCAAGCACATAGCAACGCAGAAAATATTCAAGATCATCCGGGATCGGTTCTTCATTCGGGAACGCAAATCCTGGAAAACTCATCTCAGCAGGCCATTCGAATTTCATGCATTTCCCTCCACTTGCCTGCGTAGCCGCTCCACGGCTTGCGGTAGACTGTACCACGGCGGCGCGTCGTCGTGATCTAGCGTCCAGTATGACGCCGTAGGAACATCGATGCCGAGCGCGTCTGACAGGCGCTCCAATTCAACGTACAGGGCGCGGCGCTGTTCGGCCCGCGCTGCCAGTTCGGGCTGGTCGGGGGAGTGGCGTTGTGTGGTAAGTTTGCGACGTGCCATCTAATAGCCCTCCAGAGATTGATACCCGCTGCTGCTCTCATGCAGCCATTGTGCAACCTGATTACTCGCATCCGCCCGACTTGCAAATGGTTCGGGCCAAATGACATGGCTTTGATCATCCGTTAACCAGTACTGCCCATTGTTGATTGTGATGCGGAGTGTGCCGCTTTCGTGTGCACTGAGTACATCCCCGATGTATTCTTTTTGCGATTTTTCGCCTATAGAATAGCAGGCAGAGTAGGCAGAGTTGCCAAAAAATGCCGTTTTATCGCTTTCTGATGCGTCGCCAACTCTGCCACCCCCCCAGGCAGAGTTAGGCAGAGTTGAGGCTCCATAGGCAGAGTGCCTACTCTGCCTACTATTCCCACTCTGCCCACTCTGCCTACTCTGCCTGCAAATTTTCTCATATTTACCATAACCCACTTTGCGAACAAGCAAGTTGTCGGCAAGGTGACGCAGTTGCTTCTGGACGGCATTGACGGTGGTTTCGAGTTCGGCGGCGATGTCTTTGGGTGTGTACTGTACGCCTTCCTGCATTGCCTCTAAAACGCGCTGGCGCTCGCTCGTAATGGCATATGCAGCTGCGTCGCCTTCGATACGATGTTCGGTTGCATAATCATCCCAGGAGAGCGCCAGTTCCTCATCGTCCACGTCGCGCCCTCGGATATGCAGCACCATGTCATCAGAGCCAGGCACGCGTCCGATAATCCACATCGTTGCGACGCCGCCCGTCAGACCGGTAGAACCGCTGATCTCATCGAACACATCATCGGCTTTCGCCTTGCGGGTGTGATGGATAGCAATGATCGTAATGCGGTGGCGCTCTGCAAACTCGTTCAATGGCTTGACGGCATTATAATCATCATCGTAGGGATTGGCGTTCTTGTCTCGTGGTGCCCTGATGTTCTGGAGGATGTCCACAACAATGAGCGCGGTTTTCGGATGATGTTGCATCCATTCCTCAAGCATCTGAATGCCCGCCTCGCCGCGTTCCCATTGTGTAAAAAGATGGAAGTTATCAGGCCATTCAAGGGCATCCCCAAGCATTGCCCCGACGCGGCTCTTCATGCGGCGTTGATTGCTCTCCAGATCGAGGTAGAGTACTTCGCCGGATCGTGTGTCCAGATTATCAAACGCCTTCCGCTGCTGCATTGCCACAGCCAGCGATAGACCAAGCGCCAGCCAACTCTTTTTGGTCTTCGGTTTCCCAGCCATCAGGCAGCAGCCTTCCGGCAACAGGCCCGGCACAATCCACTGCAACTCGTCAAACTCTTTGCGACGCAGTGCAAACAGAGTAATACCCTCTTGCATCCATGATGGGGTATACACCGTGCCTGCACGAGCACATCTTTCGAGTGCCTGCAACGTCTCTTCGGGGTTGTCGCGGCAGAAGTCGGCAAGGTCATAACCGAAATCATTACCCAGGTCAATCGCTGTGCCCTTCACCTGCTCAGCGATTTGGGGTGCAATCCTGCGGCCTTTATCGTCGCTGTCGAGTGCTACATATACCCGACCCCGCCAGCGATCCTGTAGCTCTTCTATAAGGTGCTGTGGTATCTTTTTCTCACCACCTGGCACACAAATGGCGGGCACACCGTAATGGTGTGCCACCACGGTAGACGCCTCACCATTGCAGATGATCAGGCAGTCGAGTTGCATACTGATCGCCACGCCAAGTCCGTACCAGCACGGTTTCCAGCCCTTGTCGTGATCGTATTTCAGCCCGGCTTTCTCTTCATCCAGATATCGATATCGGATGCCCGTCTGTGTCGCAATAACCAGTGCCTTATGGCCGCGCCGCCGGGTTTCTTTCCATCCGGCGCGGCTAAAAACTTGCTTACTCACACCGTGCTTTGTGGCGTAGTCTTCGAGCGAGGTGTACGCCGGTTTCGGTGCGTATGTGGCGCCCTGACTAATCCCGGCGCGCTCCCAGATGTTGCCCGATGGGTGCGTGTCGTTGGGTGTCTGGATATTCAGGCGTTCAGCTAACTCTCGCTGACTGCCGCCTTCCTCGTCTTTATGGTCATACCAGACCAGTAAGCCATCATCGTTTTCCGACACGGCGAGCGTGCCCCCATCAGCATCAGGCCGCCACGGTGTGTTGTAGCGGCCTTCGCCGTGCTGTGTATTCTGGTATGGTTCGAGTGCCTGCAAGATAGCGGTTTTTGTGTCGTGCATATCATCGTGTCCTGATTTGCAATACTAATTCGTCGCCTTTCGCATACGCCCTCAAGAGCGCACCTTCGACTTCCAGTTCACCGCCCGCATCTATCACTATCTGTGCAAGTTCCCGGCGCTTTAACTTGCGATCTACCTTGATGCGGCTATACTCACAATCCAAGTCGTTGACTTGCTCATACAACGATTGTGGTGTATCTGAGTGACACGGAGGCGTGTCACCATCTGGTTCTGTGGTGCATGAAACCTGTTGCTCCTGTACCGGCTCCTGTGTAGCTTCTGGCGGCTTCTCCTGATGTACGAAACAAAGATAGTGCTTGCTGCGAGTGAGTGCCACATAGCGCAAGTTCCATTCCTGTTCGGTTTGCCACTGCTGCGGATTGCGGAGTTGTAATGGTAGTTTGTCGGGGCGCAGGATAAATACCCGCTCCGCTTCCAGCCCTTTGGCGCGATGGATGGTAGACAGCGTAATAATACTATTCTTGTCGTTGAACAAACTTTCAAGCCGCGCCTTAAAAGTATCGGCGCTGGTGCTCTGCCATTCCTGATAGCAGCGCCGCACAGCACTTACCCGGTCTTCGAGCGATTGCAGTTTCTCATCGTCATCACCCAACTTCGCGGCCTGCTCAGCACGATAGGCGTCAAGATGCCAGATAAAGCGTTCCCACGGCTTATCGCCGTTATCAGTGGCCTGATCAACGATCTTTGTTAACTGCCTGCCGATATCGCGCCCGCGAACAGTGGCAGGCGTGCCACGCGCTATCAATTCCAGGCACGCATCAATCAACGGCGCTGTAAGGCGACAGAGCACCAGATCATTCGGCTGGAGGTATCGGTGCAGATCTTGCTCGCCAATATGCTCAATAACTCCATCGGGCGCATTGTCACAGGCTTCAATTTCTGGTACAATCTCACGGGCCAGATCGAGATGCTCAGACGGGCAACGATAACAAATGGATAGCGGCAGCCGGGTTGCATCGGTTACCGTGGCGATCTTCTGGAAGCTGGCAGCATCCGCGCCCGCAAAGCCGTAAATAGCCTGCCTGTCGTCCCCTACTGCCACAATGCGCCCGGTCTGATTGACGCATTTTAGCACTAGGTTAAGCTGTGCTGCGTTCAGGTCTTGCGCTTCGTCAATGAGTACCCAATCGTACTGATCTGGTATCAGTGCCCATCGGTATGGCAAATATAACTGATCGGCAAAGTCAATTACTTTTTGCTCTGATGCCAGATCATTTCCACGTTCGATAGCAACCTTAACCAGTAGCAATAGTTCGGTTGTTGTATCTTCGATGCCATAATGTCGTATCAGGCATTCCAGTGCCGTCTGGTCTTCTGGATTGGCTAATGTGATACGCACAAATCGACACAGGTCATAGAGCGCGCCTGACAGTTTGCGGCGTTCATCATAATCATTCGCTAGTGGTGCAGTCAGGTCTTTCGCAATAGCGCGATACTTCCGATCATCCAGTGACACGCGGCCCAGATGGCGCACTACGGTACGGTGGCCGATGCTATTGATCGTGCTCACGTTCGCATTTTGCAGTTTCTTCTGCATCGGCTCTGCGATATGCTTATTGAAGGCACAAAACAGGATAGAGCCGTTCAACCGCTCAGTGAGCTTTGCCAGTGTGGTACTCTTGCCGCTTCCTGCTACAGCCTCTACCAATGCATTCCCGGTGCCGTGTTGCGCCCATTCAAAAATGGACGCCTGGTACTTCGATGGTACAAACCCATTTGTCTGTGATGGTTCGGGCATCACGCCCATCCCCATCGCCTGTTGTAATAAATTCATTCCGCTACCTCTGCGTCTATAATATCCCCATTCAACTCGCTCGCCAGGTACAAACCGGCTAGCAGATCAGGCACCACAATGCGAGCGCACATACTGATAGCGCGCCACCTGCACATATTCGCCGGGTACTTTTTCCAGTTGCTATCGGGTTTGACCAGACCGGCCCGCTCGGCATCTTTCATGCTATACGTGAGTGTGAAACGAAACCCGGTACTCCTGATCATCGTGACGGTGCAGGCGTCGTCTGTGCTGCTGTCAATCTGGAGGCGCACAATGTCGGGGCGGCTTTGGATTTTCGCTAGCATTCCCTGCGAGGTGAGCGCAACCTTGCCCATGACGACCTGTAGGTTATCGCCCACCGAGGAAAGCGGAAACCCAAGCTCGTATGCCTTCAGCATCGCAAACGCGGCCTGCTCTGGCTTGCTCACGCCTGCTACCAGACGGCATTCATAGACGGTTTCAGCCATCGATGTAATCAAATGCCACGCCTCTGGCGTTACCTCACGGCGGGCCAGTTCGGTGGTTGTGGTCGGTACCAATTCGGTGGTCATGTGGTTGCCTCCTGCGGTTCGTGGACTTTCACACGGAAGCCCATATCATCGTGCAATCCGAGCGCCTCACGCACCTTACGCCGGGTTTCCGGCCCGATGCCTGGAAACTCGTGCTGATCATCGGTGAGCACCATCAGTGCCCATGCTGCGCTGCCACAGTGCTCCAGAAGTGCTACGGCCTTCTGCTCGCCGATGCCTGGCAAGGCCAGCAGCATATCCAGATCAGGATCGGCAAAGAGCACATCACGCGGCGGGCGCACTCGGCGGGTTGTACGGTCGCGGCTAGCCAGGCGTTGCACCGTCTCGACGAGCGTTTCCTGCTTAATATGCAGCGTTCCGACGCCAGTTTCTTGCACGCTCAAGAGCGCGCCGGATAGATCATCGTCAAGCGTGCGCTTACCCTCCAGCGTGATGAGGTACGCCCACGGTGACAACTCGCGTATCTTCAACATCTCTGCATAGAGCGTCTTATCACACAATGCGTGACGCAAGTCATTTGTGGCCATTACGCAGATTGCCAGTTGCGCACCATCGGCGCATACAGCCAGGTACGATGCTGGCGCAATTGGCGCGCTAATGGCAGGCACACCCCACTCCGGCTGCGCTTGCATATTCATTCCATTATAGAGTATACTAGTCAGCATGATTGTTTCTCCATAAAACGCCTGCGCAGCGATCAACTGCACAGGCGTTTTTGCTCCTCGCTAGTAGGGCAGGATGCCCGTCACATCGATGACTTCATTAGATGTCATCGTAATGCCCGCATCCTTCATCAGCGGGTTGGATTCAAGCATCTGCTGAAACGCCTTTGCGGGGTCTGCCTGCTGCTGTGCGGCTGTCCACATCGCAGGCAGCATCGTAACCAGTGTGGCGCGCTGCGGGTGCTCTGTCTCTTCTTCCATAATCGACTGTGGTACATTCCTTGTCGGGGCATCGCCGCCATTGCGACGTTCATTCCAGAACGCCTCCGCAGCAGCCTCGCATGCCTCACGGCTCTCGAAAACCTCAACAAACCGGGGCGTTGTGAGATCCTTCTGTTCGCCTTCTTTGTTCGTGTACTCGCCAACTTTGATGAGTTCAATATGCACCCAATGCCGATGCACCTGCGTCGTCGGGTCGGTAATGCCGAGCACCGTCAACGATGGGCGTACTACCTTCGTCCAGTCGGGCCGCTTGCGCGAGCGCGCCTGCATCGTGCGGTCAATGCTGTAGGTATTCCCATCGCGGCTCGTGCCGTAGAAGTGGAAAGTGATCTCAACATCCGGGTTTTTATGCTCCGGATTGTTGGCATCATAGTCTACCAGTTGCCAGCGACCGTCAACCTGCTGAAACACGACCTCGCGTGTGTCGATCTCGCACTCGACAAAATAGTCTTTCGTCCTGGATTGCGGCTCCGTTGTGGCGTTCATTGCGTTTGCCATTGCGTTGTTCATGTCGGTTCCTTTCGTATTGCGATTATTACGGCTTCAGCCTGGGCTGCGGTTGTGGCTCAGGCAGCGGCATGGGCGGGTAGTGGATAGTTTCATCGATGTACATCATAGTGGCACCTCCTATTCATAAGTAAAGAAACGGTTTACGTGCGCGTCGTGCCCTGGCTGTTCGATGACATCGTACCAGTCATCGAACAATTGCACGAGGGTTGTTCTTTCTGGGTTATGCGGGTCGAATGCCAGTGCATCCCATTCAGGGTGCGCTATGCGCAGCATCAGCCCAAACGTCCACCCTCGCATCATCTCTCCGGGATTAATATCCCGGAGGTGTTTTCGGGTTGTCATGCCGTCACCTTGCGAATACTTACGCTCGGCTTGCTAATCTTGCGCATACGATCTAGCGCGCCTGGCTCGTGCGCCTTGAAATATTCCTCAAGGCGTTTATCGTCCCAACTAACACGCGGCTTCGAGTAGACTGCCTGCCAGCGCGCACCTTTGATCGTCTTGCCTGCCTCAACAACCGCTGCCTTGACCTGCTCTTCGGCGGCTTTAATAGCGTCGTTGATCTCCTCCATCGTGCTTTCGTGTTCGCTGTCCAGTTGCGCGATAGCGGCGCGCTGCTCATCAGTTAACACGGCGTCGCGTGCCTGCTGATAATCAGCTTGCTCCAGATCACGCCGGGCGTACAGTTCCTCCAGATGGGTAATATCCACGCTCATGACTTCTCCTTATCCTTCTGTTGCTCCTGGTGCGCCTGTGCAAGCGCCTGTCCGCTATTGCACTCCTGTTCCCGCTGTATCTCGTCTGCCCGCTCCAACAGGCGAACGGCTTCTTCTCGTGTGGTGTCTGCCATGACTAATCCTCCTTTTTGAACAGATCATCTGTCACACGCATCCGGCCCGGCGGCATCAGCGGTGCGCTCTCGCGGCGCTCGCGGTCAGTTTTCCCCGTCGCCTGCAACCGCTTGTAAACGATAGCGTCCAGTGTCGCCTGCGCTGCCTGGCGCGTGCTGAAGTACCCTACAAGGTCGCCGTCCAGATACGCGGCGTAGTCGCCTGTGATCGTGTCATACTCAACGTGCTTGTGGTTCATCTGATGCTCCTTCTGATGTGGCGCCGCCCCTTGCGACGTGCTGTTATTGTAGCATGTTCCCGCCTTCTTGTCAATCTATAATTGACAGAATACATAAAACTATTGACAAGCTTATGGTTTTCCTTTACAATGGACGTGTGCAGACAAGAGAGGAGGAGGGCAATGGGGAAAATTGTGAACAAGTTGAAAGAAGCCCGTTTACGGCGGGCGGCAGAAGCAGGTGAGGATCTAACTGTGTCGGACGTGGCTCGCGCTATCGGTGTAGACCGCCAACGATTATGGGACTTAGAGCAAAACCCATACCGAATACCAAGGCGCGATTTGATGGCGCAACTATGCGCATATTACAACGTCGAACCCGGCAATCTATTGGAGCATATTGTAACAGAGGAGACAGAATAGTGACCACACTAAACGACGCCATCACCACCGCCCGCCAGGCCCTGGCATACCAGCGCGCTACCGAGAAGGCACAGCACGACGCAGAACACGCCCGCCAGTGCGACCTGCACCAGGCCGCGCAGGCAGACCTGGAGTCCTGGCTTTACAAACTGCCAAAAGGGATGGCAGACCGCGCTGATTACGATATCCCGTTCCCGCTGCCAACACACGTATTTGATATCATCGTCTCGTTCGACCTGAGCGATTACGGCGCCGCGCCGATCAGCACCCGCCCCGAATGGCGCGGCGACCACTGGTTTTTCAAAACGTGGCGTGTGGCGCACCACGAACTGGATTTCTTCAGCAACGAGGATGAACCGCCGGAGTGGCGCGTCGTTGTTGCCGATGAATGCACGCCATACACGACGCTCGAGCAGGCGCTCATAGCCGCGCTGGCAGAACACGAGCGCGCAACCGGCCCGCTGGCAGCGGAAGCCCGCGAATGCACGGAGCGGGCGCGAAAGGACTGGGTAGCATGACCCACCGACGGCCCTGGCTGCGCTTTTTAAACAAGTCATTGTGTCCGAACTTTTACCACAATTCGGCGCTACTGCTACATCTCGACACGGGTGTAGCAGACGTGTGGTGCGATGATATGGTCATCGGCACAGCACGCACAATGCATGAGGCTCGCTCTATTGTAGATCGGTATGAGCAGTTTGGAGCAACAAAGGAGACGACTAATGAGTGAACCGTGCAACACACTGGAAGGCATACAGACGGGCGACCTGATTTACATCAGCAATGGCCGTACATCTACCATTTCGCGTGTCACGCATGTCACAAGGACACAAGTGCACGCGACATTGCGTAAATTCAGGCGTGATGGGAGTGAGATCGGCGGCGGCGCCTATCGCGGCGGCATATGGAGTTGCTACCACGCCCGGCCTGCCACCGAGGAGGATATTATGGAGCACAGGCGGCGCGCGCTGGCACGTAATTTATACCAAGTAGAATATATCGATTTGTCGCTCGATCAACTCGAACGTATCTGGGATATTGTAGAGGAGGGCACCAATGAATGAACAGCAAATGCAGGCAATCATGGCGAGCGCGGTTCACGTAGCATGCAGTAACCTGACAGATGATGAGCTGGTGGCGCTGCACCTGACAGCACAATTCGACATGGACCCGACCACCCATGCGTTTTACAGCAAGGCGGCACACCTATTCACCGAACGCAACGGCACCAGGATGCACGAGGAAACCAAAAACGCACTAGCGCGGGTCGTCAACATGCGGCTAGAGGAGGGCACTAATGAATAACCCACCACGGCCCCCGGCAGAGACGCGCAAAGAGATGCGCGCTACTAACCTGGCATTTGATATGGCAACACAGGCAGGCGCAGAAGCGGCGACAGGCCCGCGTGAGCAACTGTACGCGTTTCTAACGGCTCACGGCTATGAGTGGAACGGGCATAATTGGGTGAAGATGCCGCCCGTCTCGCCACAGACGGGATACGCCTATGATGATGTGGAAAGGTTCCCAGGATGAGTGACCGCGCCCGCGCATACCGGGTGCGCCATCCAGAGCGCGTCAAGGAGGCCCAACGTCGCTGGCGAGAGCGCAACCGCGAACAGCGCCGCGAATACAGCCGCGAGTATAAGCGACGGACGCAGAAAGACTACCGAGCGCGCCGCAAGGTTGCGCTGTGGAATGAGATGATAGGAGTGTACGAGCGTGAATGACTATAGAACGAACGTCCTGAGTTATGGCGGCGGCGTGCAATCCGTCGCTATGTGTGTTCTGGTAGCACGCGGCGTCCTGGAGCGGCCCGACTACATCGTCTGCGCCGACACCGGGCGCGAGGCTGCGTCAACATGGGACTATCTCACAGAGGTGATGCAACCGTTCTTGGAGCGCTACGGGCTACACGTGGACATCGCGCCGCACGACCTGAGCACCGTTGACCTGTACAGCCACCAGGGTGATGTGCTTATGCCGATGCACACAAGCACGGGGCAACTGCGGACGTATTGCAGTGTGGAGTGGAAAAAGCGACCGGTTAATCGCTGGCTACGAGCGCAAGGCGTGCAGCAGGCTGTCAAGTGGATTGGGTTCAGCCTGGATGAGCGACGCCGCGCCACGCTCCAGGATAGTGAGAAGTGGATTAGCATCCGCTATCCCTTGCTCGAACTCAACCTGACCCGACAGGATTGTCTAAACATTATCCAGGCAGAAGGCTTGCCAGAGCCGCCGAAGTCGGCGTGCTGGATGTGTCCGCATCGGAGGAATAGCGAGTGGCGCCACATCCGCGACAACTACCCAGAAGACTGGGCAGCGGCGATCAAACTAGACGAAGAATTGAGAGACGCCGCGCCATTGGATACGCTTGACGACGACCGCTTGTGGTTGCACCGTGACCGCGTGCCGCTGGCAGAAGCCGACATCGACACACCCGATAAAGGAGAGAACCGGCAGTGCGGTATGGGGATGTGTTTTGTATAGGAGAGCAGAATGTCACGTCGCGCTAATCGGAAGGACGCCAACCACGGACGGATTGTGCGCACGCTGCGCCAAATTGGTGCGCACGTCATAGACACGGCAGTCGCGCCTCAATTGGGGTTTGATCTGCTTGTGGTATTTCGTGGGCGTGTGTATTTCATCGAAGTTAAGGACGGCAGCAAACCACCGTGTGAGCGTCAATTGACAGAGGGAGAGCGAGCGCAACAGGCCGCGCTTTCTCTGCACGATGTGGCATATCACGTCGTATTGTCAGAGGATGAGGCGTTGAAGGTGATAGGAGCGATTGCATGAAACCATACCAGGAATACCGACGGTGTCCATGTGGCACCGTGTATATCATCAGTCGACGCAGCCAGCGGTGGCGCTGTAAACGATGCCACGAAACGGCAATGCAACGCGAGCGGCGCGAGTTGAGGAAGGAGAGGGATAATGGGTGATCATATGACGCATATCACGACACAATCTGGTGATACATTCGAGGTGCAATCTCATGGCGTAGTGGGCATATTGGAGTATAGAGGTGTCTATTGTGTCGTGAAATTGCCTAGCGCACATCTGATGCATGAGCGCCGCGAGCTTGCCCACGCTCGGATACTCGCAACGATGATTGATCGCATCGGTATGGCGCGCTGGTTTGCGGCCATCCGGATCTATCGTGCAAACCAACGGGGGGCGCGGCGAGGGTATTACGCCGGGCGTCGTCTGCTGCGCTCGGCATGGAGTTGGCAAGAATACAACTACGGCGACAAGCGGCAGCATTGGCTGGCACTCCAGAGTGATCGTCTGGTTAACGCCTGGCTCAACTATGCTGCTGAACATGACGATTACTGTTATGAGGCTATGGTGTGCGCTGTCATAAATAACGATACGTGGCCCGAACGCATTTCGGACATGCGAGAGGCGACGAGAACATCAGCACAACATTGTCGTGACAAGGCGGCTATTACTGGCTCGTGTCATTGTGGCGTTTATCAGTGTACACAAGTTGATGGGGAGTGGAATAATGCACGATCTTAAGTGGTTGATATTGGCTGGCTTTTTTGCCTACATCGCGTTGTGGGGGCTGGGGGTGTTCGGGTGACTACTACTCGAAGGGTAGCAGAGATTTTAGGCGTCGGCGAGCGCACTGTTCAGCGATGGGTGCAACACGGCATGCTACCGTGTCAGCAGCGTTCGCCTGCATACATCAGCGCGGATAACATTATCGAATTCCTGCACAATCCTGAGCACTGGCATCGGTGGAGCGCCGAAAAGATACCCCATGCCGATGTACGTGTCTATGCACAACGATTGCGCGGGGAATGGGTGCGGTGTTCAGTGTGGGCGCGCCAGCACGATATACCAGAGTGTACGGCGCGAGACTGGCTCGTCGATGGCAAAGTAGTGGGTAAGAAAATCGGCAACGTCTGGTACATCTGGGATGATTGAAGCTATGCAAAAGAAAGACAACAAGTGCTAACTGAAGAACAACCGAACGCGAACAAACCCAACACAGAACTGATCGATATCGCCCGCGACTACTGGCAGACCTGTAAGGCATACGAGCGGGCACCTAACGCGGATGTGCGCCACGAGACAGCGGCGCACCGCGTGACACTGCACGAGCAACTCATGGATGCAATGCGGCGGCATGGCATCCCATTTGACAACCGTGAACACGCGGCACGAATAGCGCGCTCGTGGCAAGGCAAGGTTTTTTTACAGAAGGGAGAGGAGAGTATGACACCACTCGCAGACCATCAAATTCGGGCGCTCGCTCACGGCGGCATGATAGCGCCGTACAGCGAGGCGGTTGGCGCTCCGGCTGTCTCGTATGGGCTTACATCTTATGGCTACGATATGCGGATTGACGCCGTCTTTCGCTATCCACAGCGCGGTATGGCGCTCGACCCGAAACGGCCCGACCTGGCACAATGGGTTGACGTGCAGACGCATGAGCAGGACGTGCCATACGCCATAGATCCGTATGTTTTCCAGGCAGACGGGCAGCCGATCTTTCTGGTTATGCCGCCATACTCATTTGTGCTAGGGCGCTCTGTAGAGCGGTTCCGCATCCCGCGCAACGTAACATGCACGGTGTTGGGAAAGAGCACGTATGCTCGCAATGGCACCATCGTCAACGTGACGCCGCTCGAGCCCGAATGGGAAGGACATGTCACGATTGAGATTAGCAACACGGCGCCGATGGCGTCGGTTATTTACATTGGGGAGGGCATCGCACAGGTGCAGTTCTGGAAAGCCGATGCG